CAGCTTTAGGTAAACAATCTGGTGCTAGAACATAAATTATAATATGAAAATTGGATTATGTGGTACAATGTCTGTAGGTAAAACTACATTAGTTAAGGCATTAGAGTATGAAGTAGGATTTGTTGGTTATAAATTTACTACTGAACGATCTAAATATTTAAGAGATTTAGGTATTCCATTAAATACTGATTCTACAGTAAAGGGTCAATCTATATTTTTAGCGGAAAGAGCTAGTGAATTGTTAAATGAAAATATTATTACAGATAGAACTATTATTGATGTAATGGCATTTGCTAAATGTGCGGATTCAATTAGTAGGGATGAGGCTAATGCATTTTGTGATTTTGCAGCTACTATGTTGAATGAATATGATCATATTTTTTACGTTACTACTGAAGGTACTATTATAGAAGATAATGGTGTAAGAACTGTAGATACTTTATATAGGGAGAAAATAGATCATACTATTAGAGAATTATTATTTGAGTATAGAGGACAAATTAGGGATTTTACAACTATTAGTGGTACTACAGAACAACGTTTAAAGCAGATAAATGAGGTATTATTTCCCTAATATTTATAAATAAACTTCACCATGGGATTTAATAAACCTAAACTAAAGGAAATAATAAAAAAAGAAATAGTTGAGATTCTTACTGAAGCAGACCCAGAAGATATTACTGCACAAGCTGATCTTAATGCAGAGTTAGAAAAAACTAAGGAATTAGCTGCAGATGTGGGAACATCATTAAGTGAACAAGATGATGAACCTACTATTTCTGACCTTAAAAGTGATTCTGTTGCTTCATTAGCTAAAGAACTAGGAAAAATCACCCGTGAAATGAAAACAGTAGTAAATCAATGGAAAAAATCAGAGGGTGAAGAAAAAGAAGATTTACTAAAAAGATTAAAAGAGCTAACCGCTATGAAGAAAGAGGTTGAGGCTCTCCTCTAAATTATGTCACAGGATCTAAAAAAAATAATCCGTCAGGAATATATTAAATGTGCAACTGATCCTGTACATTTCATGAAAAAATACTGTTTTATTCAACATCCCCAAAGGGGTAAAATATTATTTACATTATATCCTTTTCAGGAAAAAGTATTACAGTTATTTAAAGATAATCCCTATTCCCTAATATTAAAATCTAGACAGTTAGGTATTTCAACTCTAACAGCTGGTTATTCTCTATGGATGATGTTATTTCATGAGGGAAAAAATGTACTATGTGTTGCTACTAAACAGGAAACAGCTAAAAATCTAGTAACTAAGGTTAAGTTTATGTATGACAATTTACCTTCTTGGTTACAGATTTCCACTGAGGAGAATAATAAGCTTACCCTTAGATTAACTAATGGATCCCAAATTAAAGCTACCTCTGCTGCCTCGGATGCTGGTAGATCGGAAGCTGTATCCATGTTAGTAGTAGACGAAGCTGCATTTATTGAAGGTATAGATAATATATGGGCTTCAGCTCAACAAACATTATCTACGGGAGGAGGGGCTATAGTTCTTTCTACACCTAACGGAACTGGTAATTGGTTTCATAAAATGTGGACTAAGGCTGAAGCTAAAGAAAATGAATTTTTACCTATTAGGTTACCCTGGATGGTCCATCCTGAAAGAGACCAATCATGGAGAGATAGACAAGATGATTTATTAGGTGATCCTCGTATTGCAGCCCAAGAGTGTGATTGTGACTTTAATACCTCGGGTGATGTAGTATTCTATAATGAATGGATTGAATTTATAAAGGAAACTACAATAAAAGATCCCGTTGAAAGGAGAGGAGTTGATCAAAACCTATGGATATGGGAATCTGCTGATTATGCACGGGAATATTTAATTACAGCTGATGTTGCTAGGGGCGATGGCAAGGATTTTTCTACCGCCCATATAATAGATATAGAAACAAATACACAAGTAGCAGAATTCAAAGGCCAATTACCTCCTAAGGAATTTGGTTATTTTTTAGTTGGATTAGCTGCTGAATATAATAATGCTATGTTATGTCCTGAAAATGCTAATATTGGATGGGCCACTATAGATGCCATAAAAGAAAGAGGATATAGAAATTTATATCACTCACCTAAATCTGATAAGTTAACGGCTGAATCATATCTACAAACTTATGAGGGTAATTCCGAAATGGTTCCCGGATTTACTATGTCTATGAGAACACGACCCTTAATAATTAATAAGTTTAGGGAATTTGTAGGTGATAGAAGTGTTACTATTCGCTCTAAAAGACTTTTAGAGGAAATGAAAGTATTTATATGGAAAAATGGTAGACCAGAGGCACAAGTAGGCTATAATGATGATTTAATTATGGCCTTTGGGATAGCTATGTTTCTAAGGGATACTTCACTTAAATTTCAACAAGAATCATTAGATAGGGCTAAGGCCGCTCTAGGTAGTGTTAGAAAAAATGATTATTATACCCCAGGTGTAGTAAGCAGTAAAACTAAAAACCCATATACTATGGAAATAGATGGGAAAAATGAAAATATAACTTGGCTTTTATAAAATGTAATTATGGCTGATAAAGGATTATTTAGTAGACTACAAAGATTATTTTCAACTGATGTAGTTATCAGAAATACGGGGAATAACCAATTAAAAACTATAGATACTAGACATATACAGGTGTCTGGTAATATAGAAACTAACTCACTCATAGATAGATTTAACAGAATTTATACTAATAGTGTATCCTCTTTATATGGACAACAAGTATCATACAATTATAGAACCTTAAGACCTGCTCTTTATGCCGAATATGATGCTATGGATACTGATGCTATTGTAGCTTCGGCGCTAGATATTATATCTGATGAAAGCACATTAAAGAATGATATGGGTGAAGTACTACAAATTAAATCACCTGATGAAAATATTCAAAAAATACTTTATAATCTTTTTTATGATGTGATTAACATAGAATTCAACTTATGGCCATGGATTAGAAATATGTGTAAATATGGAGATTTTTTCTTAAAGTTGGAAATAGCAGAAGATTTTGGCGTCTATAACGTTATTCCCTATTCAGCATTTAATATTGAGAGAATAGAATATTCGGATCCGGATAATCCTGCTAAAGTAATGTTTAAGTTTGATCCAGATGGTATTGTATCTGATTCGTATGGTTACACTACTGTTCCTAATCAGACTAAGGACGCTAGAGCTATTTTCTTTGATAATTATGAAGTAGCACATTTTAGGTTACTTACTGATGTTAATTTTCTTCCATATGGAAGGAGCTATATAGAACCCGCTAGAAAATTATTTAAACAGTATACCTTAATGGAGGATGCTATGCTAATCCATAGAATAGTAAGAGCTCCCGAAAAACGCATATTTTACTTAAATATAGGTTCTATTCCTCCAAATGAAATTGAGGCGTTTATGGAGAAAACCATTTCTAAATTAAAAAGAACTCCATATGTGGATCCTCAAACTGGTGATTATAACCTAAAATATAATTTACAAAATTCTTTAGAAGATTTTTACATTCCAGTAAGAGGAAATGACTCAGCTACAAAAATTGAAACTACCCCTGGATTGCAATATGATGGTATTACAGACGTAGTATATTTAAGAGATAAATTATTTGCTGCACTTAAAGTTCCTAAAGCCTTTATGGGTTATGATGAAAATCTGGAAGGTAAAGCTACTTTAGCTGCTCAGGACATTAGATTTGCTAGGACTATTGAGCGTATACAAAGGATTATGACCTCGGAGTTATATAAAATAGCCATGGTTCATTTATACTCACAGGGTTATACAGGTGAACAATTAGCTAATTTTGAATTATCACTAACTAATCCATCTATTATATATGATCAGGAAAGAATAGCTTTACTTAAAGAAAAGACGGATTTAGCTACACAACTAATTGATAATAATTTATTACCTTCTGATTGGGTTTATGAAAACATATTTCATTTATCTGAGGATCAATATGATGAATATAGGGAATTAATTATGCAAGATAAAAAACGTAAATTTAGACAAAACCAAGTAGAAAATGAGGGTAATGACCCTATGG